TGGCTTAGCTGCGATATCGAAAATCCTATGGAATTCCCAACCGAAGCCGAAATGCTTAATGAGATTTTAAGCAATAACAGCCTGACAAAAATAAAGGAGATTGATTGCGATGCCTGATACAAACTGGCTTGAAAAGACCAAGGAAAGCTACAACGATTACTACAAAACGTATCGTGCCGCGTGGTGCAGATGTTCCGGACTATCGATGATGGATTCCTCCTGCTGGGAGCAGATCCAGGCGGAGGATCTCTACACCGTTTCCCGTGCCAAGAAAAAGCACGTCAGCATTGATATGAAGCACGTTTGTGCATGGTACAGAGTTACAAACGGCTATGTTCCCATGTTCCGAGCGGCACGGAAAGACGGTGATAACAGTGGCTGAACAGAGAAGAAGGGCTCTTACTCCTTTTGAACGCCAGCAGATTTATGGTAAATTCGGCGGTCACTGTGCTTACTGTGGCTGCGAAATCGCAATCAAAGAAATGCAGGCAGACCATATGATCCCGCTGCACCTCGGCGGCGCTGATGAGATTTCGAACCTCTCCCCTGCGTGTCGAGCTTGCAATCATTACAAGTCCACATATACCGTTGAGAAGTTTAGAGCAGTAATACAGCAAGCGCCGGCGGTGCTAATGAAAAGCAGCGCAACATACAGGAACCTCGTCCGGTTCGGGCTAATTAAGCACCCGGAAAAAACTGTGGTGCGGTTTTATTTCGAAAGGGAGTGAGCGAGAATGACATCAGAAGAAGCAATCGCAATCATACGCAGAAAAACAAGTATCCCTAATAACGGAGAAGCCTTTGAGGATATTGAAAAGGCTTACGATATGGCTATTGAAGCCCTTGAAAAGCAGATATCCAAGAAACCTATCCAAAACCGCAATGAAGGTATACGATACACAAGCACCTATTCTTGCCCCAGCTGTGGAGGCAGATTTGCTGGAACAGGGATAGCCGATTACTGCTACCATTGCGGGCAGGCTTTAAGGTGGGATGATATGTTCCGGGAGTGTTTCGGCGAGAGTTCCATTGATGAGGAGGCAGAGAAATGAGTGAACACATAGTGCGCGAACGCGCATTGGAAATCCTGAACGATATAGGCGGGTGCAGAGCAGAACCCGAAAGCTATACAGCAGGCTGGGACGAGGCGATAAACGCTGCGTACGAAGCGATACAGAGCGAGCCAGCCGCTGATGTTGCACCGGTGGTGCATGCACATTGGATAAACGAGCCTCCTTATAGAGCGCTTAATGGGGATTTCAGGAAATCGCAGGAATGCTCGAGGTGTCATAGCACTTATGTCAGCGCCGGGAATACTCCGTATTCCAATCATAAGTTCTGTGCAGAATGCGGCGCCAAAATGGACGGTCCGGTAGAGTGGCTGAAGCTGTGAAAAACTTAAAGCGAATTTCTTTAGGCATAAACCGTGTTGGAGGTGATTAAGAGTGAAAGGCGAACTTAAGATACAGCGTGACCCGACCAGAAGAAAGTTCCGGTGTCCAGTATGGACTGTTACGCTTTTTGCGTGGGAGTTCCCACTCGATAAATTCAGAAAGCGCGTTGTAGCCGCAATACGTAAGATGGACGGGTTTGTCGGGTGGTGTGATCCCAAGGTGTTCTTCCATGAAGATGACAGAGGGATGCTTTATTTCGCACTTTTTGATAGCCAGGCACATGCAGAAGCTGCAAGAGATTTGATTCGTGCCGAGTTTCCGCAGCAGAGCGTCGGCGCAAATTGCTGCTTACATTATGCTGCAAAGGAACCTATCAAGCGGGAGTCCGAAAGTGATACGGGATTTACAGAATTCCTTGCAAAGATGATTCAGAATTCCGTAAATGAAGGTACCAAGCATAATGAGTAAAAAGCGATGCCATTTCTGCGAAGATTTCGCAATGCTGAAAAGCAATGGTGATACTCCATCGGAAATAAAGTCGGTGTATTTAGCAACGCTGGTAAGAAAGTTGATCGTTAATGGCAGGGTTAAAAGCTGGTGCGACTATGGCAGTTACAAGCTGAGATTTTGTCCGGAATGCGGTCGGAAAATTGAACAGGAGGGACAATATGAATAACGACGAAAACGGGTATTACATGCCAATATACATGTGCAAGCTTTGTGGTGAAATCCTTGTAGGCGTAAAAGAGAAAATTACAGACAAGCACTTGGCAATTAGCATCACAGATGCAGTTGGTTGTCTTGGCAAAGGAGCATTTCCATATGTGAGAAGAAAAACACCTCACACATGTGATGACGGTAGCATTGGCATTGCTGATCTAATCGGAATGAAATATTTCGAGGAACAGAAATCATGAGCGAATACATAACCATAGGAGATTGCGCCGCGATATTCCAGGGGCGCAACCTGGACAAAGTCAAGCTGAACACCGAGGGCAAGGGAATCCCCTACATCGTTGGGGCGTCCTGCATGAAAGATGCCCGGCTGAAATGTGAAAAGTACTGCGAGAATTTCGAGAACGAAACAATATCCAAGTTTGGTGATATACTCGTTTCGACCGTGGGAACGCTCGGAAAGGTCGCGATAAACGATATAGGCGACTGCGTCCTTTCTAGACACGTCTGTGCGGTGCGATTCGTTCCGGAAATATTGCCCGAATACGGGCTGCTGTGCCTCTTGGCGTCGCTGGAATTGTGCATACCGCCTGACGATGGCACGCAGACGGGATTTTCCCGAAAACTCGATTGTTCGGAGATTGAGAAATTACCCTTGGTGTACATCGTTCCCGATAAGCAGCGTGAAACAGTTGAGAAGATGGTGCTGCTTGCATCATCATTCTAGAATATGAAGTCAGTAGACAAGCTGGAGAATATGCCGGACGATCCGATTGAGTTGGCAGGTTGGTTTAAGAAAAGGGCTTCCAAGCTCATCAAGGAACAGAACCGTACTCTTGATCAGATAGTAGCAACCATAAAATCCGGGTGGGACAACGCGCCCGAGGAAATAAAACAGCTTATGTTGGAGGACATAAAGACATGAGAATTGACAGCGTAATAATTGAAGTGCTTGCAAAAGCAGAAGTGAGCGGCAACACGCTGCGCCTTACAGAACAACTTGACCGAAAGACATATCAGCAGGTCAGCAAGGTGCTTTCGGCAATCGGCGGCAAGTGGAACAGCCCCAAGAAGTGCCACGTCTTCGCTGACGATGTAGAGGATATCCTGCAGAGCATTATCCTCACTGGCGAATACACCAGCGAGAAAGCAGAATATCAGTTCTTTCCGACCCCGGACGAGCTTGCCGCCGAAACAGTAAGGCTGGCACACATCACGCCTGACGATGTGTGCCTTGAGCCCTCGGCAGGCAGAGGAGCAATCGCCAAGTATATGCCCGGCTGTGACTGTGTGGAGCTTAATTCGAAAAACCGCGCTTTCCTTGAAGAACAGGGGTTCAAACTGGTGCATGATGATTTCATGACGTTCGAACCGGACAAGCAGTACAGCGTGATCGTAATGAATCCGCCGTTTGCCAAACAGCAGGACATTATCCACGTCACCAAGGCAATACACATGGCTACACGCTGTGTTGTTGCAATCATGTCGGCGTCGGTGCTGTTCCGCACTGATAAGCGCACAACAGAGTTCCGCGCTCTTGTGGAAAGCTATGGCGGTACCATTGAGCCGCTGCCGGAAAGCTCGTTCAAGGAGAGCGGCACGGCCGTGAACACTTGCAGAGTGGTAGTTAATAATGGGTAAAAAGGAGTACCAACATGATAATTAAGAAACTCGCAAAGCTCGTGAAAAAGGCACATTACCTTGGCATAACCTCTACGATCAACGAGCGGTCACAGCAGTGGCTCGGAGGAAATTGGGGGCTTTACGACATCTCCGATTTGCCTTCGATAACGTATGGACAGGCTTGTGCCATGTTCGATTTCAATGCAAAGACAATCGACAATACATGGGATGATAGCGACGGGGCGTGTATACTTGCTAAAAAGGTTGAAACGGCCTGCAAATTCAGAAGATTTGAAGCCGACGAAATCGAAATACACTCCACATTCTTCGGAGAAGAGATGAAAGTCGTTGTCGACAAAGACCAGACTGCGTTTGCGTTTATTCCCGCTGAGCTGCTTTCGCCCATCGTTGAAACAGAATATACACAAAAGGTGCTTATTCAGGGCGAGGACGATGCTACATATCTGCTTGTATACAACGGTTTACAGTTGGTTGCAATGATTCCGTCACTTGTATTCCGAAAGGAATGGTGGACTCCTGGCGGGAATCGCAGACCAAGATTTACAACTGCATGAGCCTTTATCTGAATACTTTGGCAGCTGAGGAGGAACGAAGAGCGGCAAGCGATTCCGAGGTCGAACATCAGTATACGTTCGATGAGAACGAGGACACGGAGGACGAGGAAGATGCTGAATAACGAAATAGGAAGTCAGTTGAAAAATTTACGAGAAAGAAAAGGCTTAACTATTGAGCGGGTAGCCTATGCTGTTGATGAGATCCCCAGCGAGGTCGAGTTTTGGGAGAGCGGCAAGCTCAAGCCCTGCGCCGATGCAAAGAGAAAGCTGGAGTTCCTGTTTAGCTGTTTTGGTGACGATCACAAGGAACTTGCAAAGGTAAACGAGGAAAACTATTCCGACTTTTTCAATTATCCAGAATGCATTGACGTTCCTGAAAATTTCCCATCTTGGCTCAAGGCACACGGCTTTTTCGCTGCTCCAGCCTCCCTTGGACATCATGGAAACCAGCGCGGTGGACTTTATATACACTCTAGTCAAGTTGCAGCCGAGCTGGAGAAATATACGCGAAACCTCGGATTGCAGTGGAACGAAAGCAGGAGCGCTTGGCTTGTCGGGATGTTCCATGACCTTTGCAAGGTCGATGACTACTGCTACAACTGGGCCGGCGACAAGTGGGAATGGAACAAGAACCAGATACTCACAGGTCATGGCGAAAAGTCCCTGATAATGCTCCAGCGGCATATTACCCTCACTGAACAGGAGATAGCGTGTATTCGCTGGCACATGGGGTCGTTTACCGATCAGAAAGAATGGGAGTATTACGGCAGAGCGGTTGAACGGTACCCGGCTGTACTCTTTACTCACACTGCTGATATGTACGCGTCACACGTTCTGGGGGTATAAATGCAGCACATAGAAGATAACGAACAGATGATACTTATTCGCTGGGCGCAGTTCGAAAGCGGCAGACACCCCGAGTTGTCGTTGCTGTTTCATGTCCCGAACGGCGGCAAGCGCAGCAAAGTCGAAGCTGCAAGGTTCAAGGCGATGGGAGTGCAGGCGGGTGTTCCAGATCTGTTTCTCCCTGTTCCGCGCGGCGCTTATCACGGACTGTTTATCGAGATGAAAGCTCCAAATGGGCGGACGTCTAATGCACAGAACACTTGGATAGAAAAGCTGAAGAGCAACGGATATGCAGTCGAGGTGTGCTATGGCTTTGAGGCGGCTCAACAAACGCTGCTCTCATACCTTGACGAAAAATAGCCGTTTGCAATCAATTTCACAGGGAGGTGTAAAAAACAATGGCAAAGAAAAGAAACTGCAGGCGAACACCGGAAGAAGTAAGTATACATGAGGAGGCTGTTAAACTCCGCAAAATGACCGACGCTCAACTGGTCGAGAAGATTCGCTCCGCGTCTGCGGTGGCAAGTAAGTTTTCTACAGCATTTCGGCAGCAGTCATCTTCGGCAAAGAGTGCCGCTGAATTCCTCGAGGCATTCGCAAATGCCAATATTCCGGGCGTGGGGAAAATAACACTCAAGAAGATGAACACATTCGCAAAAGACAACGGATATCTTTAATAAAGGGGATTGGACGATATTATGACGGTAGCAGAATTAAATAAATATTACCTGCTGGAGGACGCTATTCGAGATGATAAAGAGAGAATCGCGAGGATTGAAGCAAAACTCTGTGGTTCCAGCGCCTTCGATACGAGCGGTGTACCGAAGAATCCTACACCGCGCAACCGTACCGAGGACAGCTTTATCGAGCTGGCACACCTCAAGACGGAGCTTGGCAATGAGGTCAAGGAGTATGAGGCTTTGAAAGTCAGAATTGAGCGGTATATCGCGCGTATCAACGACCTGCTTATTAAGCGCATCATGGAGAAGCGAGTTCTCAAGCATAAAAGCTGGCGTACTGTTGCGGAGGAGCTCGGTGGTGGGAACACCATCGACTCCGTCAAGAAGATGTACTATCGCTACATATCGGACAATCCTGATTAAGTTGTCACCAATGTCCCCCATGTCCCGTCCAATGCGTGATATAATGAAAACATAATCAGATGCAATGCACTCCTCAATTTTTGCGTTCTCGCCCGGCGCAATATAAAATTGAGGAGGTTTTATGTTACCCAGGAAAAAATGTGAAGAAATCAAAGCGGTTGAGATGCCGCCTATCAAGGAGTATCTGAAAGAGATACAGCGCGACGGCAGCGAACTTGGAGCCGATGAGGTGTTAAAGGACACGCTCAAATGGCTCGATTCGCGCGGGATGAAGAACGCTGTATCAATGCAGATGGTCGAGCAGTATGCATTCTCCGTGGCTCGATGGATACACCTTGAGCGGCTTATCTCAAAGTATGGCTATATTGCCAAGCACCCGACCACCGGTGCACCTATTCAATCTCCGTATGTAGCGATGGCTCAATCTTACATGAAACAGGTCATCGCGATACGGAGTGAAATCAATCTTCAGCTTAAAGAATCACGTCCCGCGCCGACGACGTACGTTCGGGAGGTGGTTTACGGTGAGTAACGAGCTGAACTATTACCTTGCGGACGTTGAGGAGCTTATCCCCTATGCGCGAAATGCCAGGACGCATTCCTCTGCACAGATAACACAAATTGCCGCGTCAATAAAAGAGTTCGGGTTCCTCGCCCCTATCGTCATTGCCGAGGATAACACGATTTTGTGCGGTCACGGTCGCTTTTACGCCGCGCAAAAACTGGGCTTAAAGAAAATACCCTGCGTCAAGGAATCACACCTCACCGAGGCGCAGAAACGCGCATATATCATCGCAGACAATAAGCTGAGCATTAACGCAGGCTGGGATGATGAGTTGCTTGCTGTGGAGCTGTCAGACCTGCAAGGCGAGGGCGTTGACCTATCCATCACAGGTTTTGACGAAAAGGAACTTGCGGACTTATTCGATGATAAAAGCAAATCTGATGTTGAAGATGACGGGTACGACCTGTCAGCCGCATTGGAGAAAGCGGCATTTGTACAGCGCGGCGATATCTGGACGGTAGGCAGACACCGTCTGATGTGCGGCGATGCTACCAGCGCCGATGATGTTGCCGCTCTGATGGGAGGCAAGCGCGCGAACCTGCTCCTGACAGATCCGCCGTATGGCGTATCGTTCAAATCATCGAGCGGCTTGACCATTCAGAATGACAGCATAAAGGACGAAGATTTCTACAGCTTCCTTAAATCGGCTTTCAGCGCGGCGGTCGACTGCCTCGAAAAGGGAGCGGCGGCATACATCTTCCATGCTGATACGGAAGGACTGAATTTCCGCCGGGCTTTCGTTGACGCTGGCTTTCATCTCGCTGGCTGCTGTATCTGGGTCAAAGATAGTCTGGTTTTAGGTCGGAGTGACTATCAATGGCAGCATGAGCCGGTTCTATATGGATTCCTGCAAAATGGTAAGCACTCATGGTATTCAGACCGAAAGCAGACCACCATATGGAATTTCGCTAAGCCTAAGAAAAATGCGAACCACCCCACGTCGAAACCGCTTGACCTGCTTTCATACCCCATTCAGAATTCCACGCAGGAAAACGCTGTCGTTCTTGATACGTTCGGAGGGAGCGGCTCAACGCTTATGGCGTGTGAGCTGACGAACCGTATCTGCTACACTATGGAATTGGACGAGAAGTATGCCTCTGTCATTCTGCGGAGATACGTTGATGATACTGGATGCCCTGATGATGTATTTGTAGAGCGAAACGGTGAAAGAATCCCATATGCTTCACTTGCAAAGGCGGTGGAGCATGAGTGAACTGACTTTAGGCAGTCTGTTTGATGGCAGCGGCGGCTTTCCCCTCGGAGGAATACTTGCGGGAATAACTCCGCTGTGGTCCTCGGAAATAGAACCGTTTGCCGTCCGTGTCACAACAAAGCGACTGCCTCAGATGAAGCACTTCGGCGATGTGTCCTCGCTTAACGGCGCGGAACTTCCGCCTGTCGATATTATCTCGTTTGGCAGTCCGTGTCAGGATATGAGCATTGCCGGAAAGAGGAGCGGCTTGGACGGCGCACGTTCCAGCCTGTTCTATGAGGCAGTCAGGATAATCAAGGAAATGAGGTGTGCAACAAATGGCAAATACCCGCGATACTGCGTGTGGGAGAACGTTCCCGGAGCATTCAGCTCAAACGGCGGTGAGGACTTTCGGTGCGTCCTCGAAAGCCTGTGTAAAATCAAAGACGAAACCGTTTCTGTTCCTCGATATGAGAGATGGACAGCAGCAGGATATATCATGGCAAAAGACTTCTCCGTTGCCTGGAGAGTCTTTGACGCTCAATACTGGGGAGTACCCCAGAGAAGAAAACGCATCTACCTTATCGCAGATCTTGATTCCGAATGCGCCGGAAAGATATTGTTTGAGTCCGAGGGCGTGTCGCGGTATTCTGCTGAGAGCTTCCGCGCGTGGCAAAGAACTGCCGCCGTTGCTGAGGGCGGCATTGGAGCGGCAAGCGGGGGCTTAATGAACGCTGCCGGCTTTTGCGCGGAGCATTCGGCGAAAGCACGCGGAATCGGCTACGAGGAAGAAACTTCGCCCACGCTCCGCGCTGGGACGATACCAGCAACTGTCTACGAAAATCATTCACAGGACACACGGTATACCGGACCGCTTGATGTCGCTCCGACAGTAAGTTCGACCTATGGAATGGGCGGGAACAATCAGCCGTTTGTTGTGACCAAAGAAACGAGATGTTTTGATGTAAGGTTTACCTCCGAGGGAACAAAGAATGCCAGGCATAATTGCTATGAAACTACTACGTCGCGGACAATAGATACCGGCGGTAATGCGCCGGATTCCAACCAAGGCGGGGTCGCTGTTGTATCCGTTCAAGGCTCGATGATAGGCAGGTCGGACAAGAACGGTCCGAAAGGCAGCGGAGTGAACGAGGACGTTTCTTTCACGCTGAATGCTACCGACCGTCACGCTGTAGCTTTTTCTCCAGCGCGGGTGTACAGCACGAGCAAGAACTCATACCACACAGAAGCTACCGAGAATGTTGCAGGCACTCTTGTGGCATCTGATTATAAGGATCCACCGACCGTTGCGGAAGAACCTCAATACATCGTCCGGCGGCTCATGCCTACGGAGTGCGCCCGGCTGCAAGGCTTTCCGGATTGGTGGTGCGCCGACCTCGGAACAGCGGAGCCGACCGATGGTGAGCTTGAATTCTGGCGGCAGGTATTTGAAACCCATCGTAATATAACGAGCGGCTCGAAGAAGGCAAAGTCAGATAAGCAGCTTCGCGCATGGCTTAAAAGTCCTCACAGCGATTCAGCGGAATACAAGCTGTGGGGGAACGGCGTTGCTTTGCCCTGCGTTTTCTTCGTCCTTTCGGGCATTGTTTACTATTCACAGTTGAATGTTGAAAGTTTGTGAGTTTATTCTCTTGATATGTGTCCCTTTCGGAGTTAATATATAGCTGGTCAGCAGGCAGCACCGAGCGGCATAATATACACATAATTCCTCTGTACATTTCGTGCAATATATTGTTCCGAAACCGCTTGCTATTATCTCGCTTTAGAGTTAATATGTACACACCGAAAGGGAAAACAAAGCCAAACGGAGGACACGACAATGAAAAACACACAGGTACAGATCGAGGGCATTAAGAACCAGACCATAGGCGTTGAGGTCGAGATGAACAACATAACAAGAGCGAAAGCCGCGCAGATCGCCGCTGAGTTCTTCGGAACGCACCGCCACGAAAACACCGCCGGCCGCAACGGATACTGCACCTTCTCCGCTTGGGACAGCGAGGGGCGCGAATGGAAATTTCAGAAAGACGTAAGCATTCACGGACCTGACGGTGAAAAGTGCGAAATGGTAACTCCGATCCTTAAATACAGCGATATCGAAACACTTCAGGAACTCATTCGCCGACTTCGCAAGGCAGGAGCCAAGAGCGACGCAACAAGGGGCTGCGGGGTACACGTTCACATCGGCGCACAGGGACACACGCCTCAGAGCCTCAGAAACCTCGCAAACATAATGGCAAGCCACGAAAGCCTTTTAGCAAGCGCCCTCAACCTTGACAGAGGAAGAATGAACCGCTACTGCCGCACGGTAAGCCCCGCATTTCTCGACCAGCTAAACCGCAAAAAGCCCCAGACCATGGCGGAGCTTGCGGACATCTGGTACACTAGCCAGAACGCAAGCTACGGCCGGTCAGCGCATTACAACGACAGCAGATACCACATGCTTAACCTGCACGCCACTTTCACCAAGGGCACGGTTGAGTTCAGGCTTTTCCAATTTGATGCACCGAGCGGCACAAGGCAGAACGGACTTCACGCAGGACAGCTCAAGAGCTACATACAGCTTTGTTTAGCGCTCAGTGCGATGGCAAAGAACGCAAAGAGCGCAAGCCCCAAGCCCCAGCAGGTGGACAATCCTAAATACGCGATGCGCACTTGGCTCCTTCGCCTTGGATTTATCGGGAACGAGTTCAAGACCGCAAGAGAAACCTTCACGAACCGCCTGAGCGGCGACGGAGCTTTCCGAAACGGCAGAACAGCATGACTCCGGCAAGCCTCCCTGACCGCTTCGGCGGTCTTAGGGTGGTAGAAGGGCAATTCTTCAGAAAGGACGTATTGTTATGAAAGAAAAACTATACTTGGCTTATGGCAGCAACCTCAACATTGTTCAGATGATTATACGCTGTCCGGACGCGAAATTCTACGGAACGGCTGAAATCAAGGACTACGAGCTACTTTTCAAAGGGAGCAAGACCGGTGCATACCTGACCATTGAGCGGCGCAAAGGCTCTAGCGTGCCTGTGGGTGTATGGGCGGTCACAGAGCGCGACATTAGCGCTTTAGACCGCTACGAGGGTTTCCCCGCATTCTACTACAAGAAGGAATTCCGACAGCAGATATGGGGCAGGGGCGGCGAGGATTTGGGCGTGCGCGACTGCTTTGCTTACATCATGCATGAGGATAGGCAGATAGGGATACCAAGTCCGGTGTACATCAACACTTGCAGAGAAGGCTACAAAGATTTCGGATTTGATATCAATATCCTGATGGACGCAGTAATGAGAAGCAAGGAGGCAGCACTATGAAAGAAACAACATCAAGAAGAGCGGCGCAATGCCCCAAGTGCAGCGCGATTTATACCGCACCGCCTGCAATATCGCGCGATGACGGTCACACGCTCATATGTCCGGAATGCGGCACAAGAGAGGCTCTGAAGAGTATCGGAGTGTCAGCCGAGGAGCAGAGCAAAATCATCGACATCATTCACCGCTGCTACAAAAGGTAAAATACACATGATAGCCGCGAAATCTTTGTGCAGGATATTCTTTTGCAATCGCTTGCAATTTCGCCACTTTAGAGTTAATATGGACACACCGAAAGGAAATACACATCAAGCAGGAGGAAAAGAATATGTGGACACAGGGAGCAATAGGAATACCGAGCAGCAACGGCGGCATGACATCGGTGAGCTACTGGGTGAAACACTACGAGAACGAAAGCCAGTTCGGAATTGACAACGGCAGAATCTCCAAGCTAACACTTGTCCAGAACAGCAAAGTAGTGTACAACTACGACCGAGGCGAGGACATCGCACCACAGACATCAGAAGCGGAAACGGCGCTTGCTATCCTGCTGAAAGAGTACAACTAACACCACAACACGGCATCAATAAAAGGGCAGAGAGCGGCGCAAGGGCGCTGTTCCTGCCTTTTGCCGATGTGAACGCCCCCCTCAAGGTACTGTGACCCGGGGGCGGGGTGAGGTGAGGCTCGCCGACGCCCAATTTTCGCCTAGTCATGGAGAAAAAAACGGGTCACTTGAATTGATAAAAATATTTTTTGGGGGTATTAGAAAAATGGCAAGGAAAAAAGCACAGGAAACCGAGGTCAAGAAAACAGCGTCGGAGGT